TTGTAATTATCTGGTCTGAGTTGTGCCTCAGAACCCTTCATCATTCGTTCGACTTTTGCGATCTGCAGTTTGCGTTTAGCTGTAGTAGCCATAGGTATATACCTCCATGTTTATAATCTATTATACACCAAGACGCAATTAAAGACAACTAATAACCCCACGGATTGTAAGGTTATTTCTTGAAGGAAACTCCAGTAGTACCACCTACTACACCACCAAGAATCAATGCTGCAGCCCAAGTATCAAATCCGATTGGAATATTTAGAGCAAATAGTGTATTCAATGACCAGATTGTTGCTACTGGAGCAAGCACGATTAAAAGGATTACAAAAGCAAGTACCGCAAGAACTTTATACATTTTCAGTTTCTTTCAATTCTTTGATACGCAATTGCAATACGGAAATTGCAGTGTTGAAATGTCCAGTGCCTTCTGCATCTGGATTGTAGTAGTAACGACGCAGAGTTTCTACTTCTGTTTCTAGTACTGCGATGTATTCTTCACGAGTGACATCATACACTCCGTTTGAAATGGTGCTCATTGTGCTTTATCCTGACAGATAGTTTCATACAGTGACTCAAATTCTTCATGCTCAGCTACTTCTTGATTGTAGTTCTGTTTATGATAAACTTTAGCCATACGAGCCAACTGTCGTTTAGATAGTTGGAATTGTTGAGACATATCTTTAATAGTCTCACGGATCAGATCTCGTTCTGCTTCGATTCGTGTCATGCTACTGGAGATTTCTCCAAGCATTTTCTTGATCTTCAGACGATCTGCTGGACTTGAAATAGTTTGTGTCATTGATTATCCCATTCGATTCGTTTAATGTTACTAGTGTTGAATGATCGCCATTCGTTAATTTCCAAGTCAAATACTTGGACAGCATCAGTGGTAGTTGCTGGTTGAGTTGACGCACCCTTTGGATGTTTTTCTTCTGGAATCAGAGTAAAGTTACGAGTGCAAAACATTTTACGATCTGTTCCATCTTTCTTAGTGAAAGTAACAGTAATCTTACTATCAGAAAGATATTCACGCAACCACTCTGCAAATTCAGGAGTGTTCATAATTGCTTCGGGGTCAACACCTGAAGCACGAGCCAACTGGATAAAGTCTATACCACTATTACTTGAAATCATTATTCTCACCTATCATATTAAAAAAATTACAAAACTGTTTGAAGTGCGGTGTATCCAAAAAGAAGTTTACATCGCTGTACTCTGGCTTTTTGTATGTTGGATCAGGATCCGTACTCTGTCGCTTAATAGAAATACGATGTGACTCATACTTCTCATCGTACTGATGTTCAAGTCGGACTTGATAGCCATCAGTAAAATCTATCTCCGCAAAATTAGTTGGACTCATTCTTATACACCCTTACCTTAATAAATTCACCATCACCATTTTCAACTTCTTTAGCTGAAACCAAAATTGGAGACTGATCACCAAAAGCATCCCACTTGACTTTGAGTACATATCCCTCAATATATTCTCGTGTGACTTTCATCGTCATTTGATCTGACATAACTGTTTTAGATTGTAACAAAGCTGGAACCTTTCTATTATAACTATCGTATTTAATCATTAATCATATCCTGAGTAAGTTGTAGGGAATTTTTCAGTGCTTTTTCAGCGACTCTTAATCCATATTCCATCTCATGATTTTTCCGTTTCACAAGAGACAACTCACGCAAAGTTTTTTGATATTGTTCGTATAGGTCTGTAGTATTTTTGTGAATCGCATGTACATACTCAGCCAAATTATGGACAGTAACCCATGTTCCATCAGCAAGTTTAGTATGTCCATCACGAATACGAAATTCGTCAGTCCATCGTTCACCATTCTTATAACTTGGCATTGATTCAAACATAAACAATGGTTGATCGAGTGAATTTAATTTTCCAGTTACTAATTCAAATTCTTTCTGAATAGATTCTTTACCATAAAACATTATTCATTCTCCTCATATTCATACTCTTCTTCTTTACCAGCCATTGCTGCATGGATATCACAAAGAGTTGTATGCCAGCCATCAGTGTATGTTTTTCCTGGAGCACCACACATTTCACATGTACGATAACTCATAGACTCTGCGAAAGAAATATACTGATAGTGTTTATCAGTTGCAGCCTGAACATAAAATCGAAGTCCACCGAACTTCTCTTTAACTTGAACAGCAACTGGAACCTTCAATGCATTTTCATCCATGATTTGTTTGCGGAGATCGATCTCACCTTGTGTGATAATATCACCAGAGCCACCATACATCTTCTGCCCAACTTTATCTTTGATGAATTCATAGCGACTCTTAGCACCAAGCCATTCACTACACAATTTACCGCAAAGAACATCGATGATATTATACCATCCATCACCACATTCTAAACCCCAACACATGGCTGTGGTTCGCATATCCGCATTACGATCTTTGAAGATCAGCGGATACTTTGCACACAGTGCTTCGTCTAATTCTCTACGCATTTTCACCACCAAAATAGTTAATCAATAAATTCATTGCACGAATATACTTCATGTTTCCAACAACATCTTCAGGATGTAACCAATATCCATCTGGATTCAGTTCATCCTTAGGATTGGCTTTCCACTGATCAAGTTCACCTTGAAGATAATTACGACTGTCAATTAAACATGACAATGTAATACCATGTCCAACCTCATAGGGAATATTTAATCCGCCAGAGGGAAACATTGCATCATTCTCAGTTTTAATTGCGCTCATGACAACTCCGTATTCATTTGATATTGCCAGTGCTTGTATAATTCTTCGTATGCTCTGAGGACTTCATCAGGTAACTTATTACCTTTCTTGAGTTCCTCTTCGATCATTCTTCCAAGAGCACGAGCCAAACGAATTTCTTCAATATCATACATATTAACTCCAAGTTCTATGGTCTTCTGCTACATGTTCAAGTCCATCGTATTCATGGATGTGCCACTTGACATCTTCAGGAATCTCCACAATACGAATATCTGCTGCGAAACCATTTGCTCCCTCACCCATCTCTTCAATCACTGCGATCAAATCTGGATCAGCACGATTCCCTGTCATATCATAATCACTTAGGTAGTGTTCATCATCACCAGCATGACCTGCTTCGTAATATGAAGCACCCATGAATGAACGATCTTCTTCTGGTTCAACTTTATCAAAAGCGATACCCTTACGATCAAGTAATTTTTCAAATGCTTCATTTGAAATACCAAATCCACCGAAACATGTATTAATTGCTACTTTCATTTTACATCCTTAGATACTTCAATTTTCTCCAACTCTTCAGCTGGATCCCATTCCTCTTCTTCGTTTTCTGCTACCCAATCTTCATGAGCAGTCATCAAGTCAGCAAAGTCAACGACATCTTCTGGCAAGTCTTCAATTGATTGACGATCAGTAATATCATATTCGTAGTAAGAGTCGTAACCATCTTGAAACTTACCACAGAATGACATTCCACCTTCATGGTAGTATGCATCGACATTATATCCTTCTTCTTCTTCCATGAACTCATAGAGAATTGTTGGAGGAGACCATGCAGTATCGAAATTGATAGTGATGGTGTTTTCGTCTTGTCGTTCCCAATCATAAACTGAGGCATCCCACTTCGTACCCCAATTATTCACATTCCAACTATACCAGTTTTCTTCTTCAGATGTTGGCATTGGACGAATCGCTTGGAAGAAGTTTTTCTCTTCAGTCTTCAGCGCAGTTTCAATTGCATCAATCTTTGTAACATCTTCGTGACTAATAGTCACAGCATTCGTGCACCAGTTAGGCATATCAATCTCCTGTAGTCAACCTATAATCTATTATACGATACCTTCGAATTTCAGACAACCAGTCTGCAACTATCGGGAAACTCGTAACTCTGCGTCTGGAGTGTCCCAGCAAGCATTGCGATACTTGTAAACAAAGTTGCAAAGACCATCGTAAGAACCCCATCCATTTTCAGGATTAAACTTCTTGAACTTCTCAGGATCACTCAACAGGATGTTCCATCCTTCATCAAGCAACTCAGAGATATCTCTAGCAAACTTCAATCCTTCCTGCTCATCAGGTCGCCACATAATATCATATAGTGTCATACCATTACTCAGTTTAACTTCCATTGCCATCTTATTCAGGTTATGGGTAATGTTACCCTCATAAACAGACACTGGTTGTGTCACCATCAAATCAACATCAAGACTCATTTTTTAATCCATCCATAATATATTTCTCAAGACTTGGTTCAATCCTAGTCTGTCCAAACTTATACACACAGTGCTGAATAATCAATTGTGTGTATGCTTCTAAACGCATATCCCACTTGGCTTTGTCCTTACCCAGAGCATAAACATCTAGATTAGCATCTGATGCCATTCTATCAATTAGTTTCATTTCACTTCCTTAGTAGAATCTGCGATATCCTTGTCTTCTCGTAGTTCGACAAAGACTGGGAGGAACAAACTCTCTTCACCAGCTTTATTCTTAATCCGAGCATTGTATTTAATAGCGACAATCTTACCCAAAAGATCCTTCTCTTTATACGATTTACGGTGTTCATCATTGAATCCACTTCCTACATTTACTTTAATAATACCATCAGAGGATTCGCAAATGATAGCACCAAGCCACTCAGGTTTCTTCTTGTGTGGTTCAGTTCCTACAATTTTAAGATCGCATTCCAATTCACCCTTAAACTTAATCTGGTGCTTAGCTCGTTTATCTTCCCAGATACCTGAGCCATCTTTCAGAATGATTCCTTCATATCCAAGACCAAGATACTCTTGAAAAATATCCTGTGCTTCTTCTAGCGTTTCAACGATAGTAGAGGTCACCATCCATATCTTTTTATTATTAGACGATTGATCAGCAACTAACTTTTGTAGAGTTGAGAATCGTTTTGAATAAGGGAATGGGCAGTTACCTTCAATGAACTGAACATAAGGAATTAGATCCCAAACAGTAGCATGAACCATTTCTGCTTCTGCTACAGAGATTGTTCCCTTGTTGGCTTTGTTGAGGATACCATTGCCTGTCTGCCTATCAGCAAACTGATGATCACCATCAAGCATAACCAAAAGTTCACCATCGAAAACACAATCGACATCGCCAGCAAGAGCAATAAATTCTTGCTCAAGGTTGCCCAATAACTGAATTTCTTTTCCATTTCTACTCCTAAATTCACACTTACCTTCACGGACAATAGCATTGAAACGCATACCGTCCATCTTCATTTGAGCATAGGCTGGAAACTTAATCTTGTCAATTAACTTCTGCTCAAATGGAGAACATAACATGCATGGATATTCGGAAATCAATCCCATCCATACATCGTTAGCAGTGGATGCTTGAACTCCACACATCAAGTCTTTCTTGATGATTCGTTCAATAACCTTAGCGTCATCAGCTGAAACAGAAGATAAAAGCATACGCAAGTATTCGATTGCAGCATTGCCAGTTACTGTTCTGCTCGATAAGTCAAACAAGGCAACCAGTGCTTGATCTAAACTTGTTTGATGTTTGTCTGTAGTGTAAGATGGAATCTTACGCTGATAAAACTGAGTGAATGGATCCAGCG